GAGGAGACTTTAGATGATATCTCTAAGCTTCTACCAGAGAATACAGCGAAATCTGCTATTAAATGTGCTTTCATCGGCGTCGGCGGCGGCGGCGGCAAGGTGGCTAAGGCGTTCTTAGATCTAGGATATAATAGAACTGTTCTCATCAACACCACACACAAAGATCAGCCTGATGGAGTTAATCCAGAGCACTTTCTTCTATTAGACGGCCCTGATGGAATGGGAAAAGATATTGAGGCTGGCCGTAAGATTTTGTCTGATAATGCTACACAGGTGGAAGATACACTTCGAGCAAGACTAGGAAGGGTCGACTGGCTTTTTGTTTGTGCCTCAGGCGGAGGAGGAACTGGAAGCTCAGTTCCAGTTTTGCATAAAACCTTTGAGCGATATCTAGCTTCAGTACAAGGTCAGGGCAAGGTGGTTTACCTGGTAAGTGCACCTACATCGCAGGAAATGCTAAATCCCACCATTAAGAAAAATGCTGCTGCATTAATTTCGTCCTTAAAAGAAGTGCCTCATATTGTGGTAGATAATGAGAAACAACTACAGCTTCTTCGAGGCAAGGTAGGGATGCTAGGGATGTATCCGACAGCCAACAAGGCATTTGCAAAAATGTTATCTCAGATTTTAAGATTGGCTTCTGAGAGCTCCTCTATTCAGACATTTGATACCAAAGATCTTGAGCAGTGTCTCCAGGTAGATGGTAGATTGTTCCTGGGAACATGTGCGATAAGAAACTCGAGCGATCTAGATCTGGGGTTAAAAATATTTAAGGGATGTGTACAAAGGTCACCATGTCCGGGACCTGATGGCAGACCTAAGACTGGCGCATTGCTATTGGTGGTAAATTCAGCAACAGCATCTGATCCGGTGGCCTCTAATCACATGGAATCAGCCATCTCTTATGTGGGAGGAAGATCAGACACCCTTTTCTCTGGAGTTTATGTGAAAAACTCTGTTCCAGGAATTGTCGCTCTAATGCTTTTGGGCGGAATTGAAGACTCACTTTTGTAGGATGAGAAACAACATGTTAAAGATATTTTTTGCTTTGTGTTTAACATTATCGGGATGTAGCAGACCGACACCAGTGAATATTAATGAGGGTGAGGATCCTGTGATTGGTGCAGAGGGTGACAGCCGAGGCTTTACCCCAGTTGAATGTGGCTATTCTGTGGGAGACATAGCATGTGACTTTGAGCTACCAGATGCTACCGGCGGTGTGACACATCTATACGACTTTAAAGGCGATGTGATTGTTCTAGATTTTAGTACCGCGTGGTGCTACTATTGTCAGATAGCTGCTTTGGATGTTCAGACAATACAGGATGCTCACATCGCAGAGGGCTTTACATATATAACAGTTCTCGTTGAGGGGTTTGATAGAAATCCTCCCACAGAAGATTTTCTCAAGGAGTGGGCTGACCATTTTGGAATGACAAGTGCACCAGTTCTCGGAGGAGATCATGCATTACTCGACCCCACGTCAGAGGAAGGGTGGCTTGTGGAGGCGTGGCCAACATTTTATTATCTTGACAGAGAGATGAGAATTGTGGAATATCAAAGAGGCTTTAGTGCTGAGTATCTGACAGCGATGATTGAGTCACTTTTAAGTAATTAATTTTTTTTTTTATACAGTGACCCGCCTTGTTCAATTGCAAGGATTGAGTGAAGTTATCTTATAATACTTGGTCGTGATGTCAATAATTATTGGTTGACGTGCGTCACTATTTCGGAGAGTCTCTGTGGCAACATTTGCTAATACAACAAACCCAACTCCATATGGCTTCTTTAATGATGATACCAATTTTCAAGCTGAAGCTGACGCGATCGTCACATTTGTAAAAAGAAAGCTAGGTGATGATGTCCTTAGCGTTGAGCTAACTAAAAAACAGATCTGGGGTAGTCTAGAAGAGTCAGTGCTAGAATACGGTTCGATTCTAAATCAATATCAGGCCAAGTCTCAATTAGTCCAATTTTTAGGAATGCCAGCAACTGGATCACTTTCTGGCTCAGAGAGCAAATATCCCAGGGAAAATTTAGATTATTTGAATAGATTTGCAGAGCCTTACGGATCTGAAGCTGGCGGTGGTGGGTCATATGAGGTGATCTCAGGATCTATTCAGCTTCAGAGAAATCAGCAAGATTACAACATTTATGATTCTTTAAAAGACGGTGACGGAAATCTTATTTTTTCCTCAAGCTTAAACTCTGCGCCAAGAACAAAGCTACAAATTCAAGAGGTTTTCCACTTCAATCCTCAGGCAGCATACAGATTTTTTGATACAACTTCTGCAATAAACTATCTTAATAATGAATTTAGCTTTGAATCTTTTACTCCAGAAACAATATTCTATGTTTTACCGGTTTTTGAAGATATCCTTCGAGCAGGACAGCTAGATGTCTCTAACAGGGTAAGAAGATCGAACTATTCCTATAAGATGACAGGAACTAGCATAAGAATTTTTCCAACTATAACTTCTAATAATCCAAAAAAACTATGGATGAGAATAAAATTCTTTTCTGATCCGCTTAGCCCAGCATATCAGGATGATACGATCATTGGTGTGTCTAATCTTTCAAATATTCCCTTTGGAAATTTAGAATATAAAAATGTTAATAGCATAGGAAGACAATGGGTACGTCAGTATGTGTTAGCTTTAAGCAAGGAACAGCTTGGACTTATTAGGTCAAAATTTACTACTGTGCCCATCCCTGGCGCTGATCTTACATTAAATGGAGATGCGCTTGTGACACAAGGTAGAGAGGATAAAAATGTTCTTCTAACGCAGCTTAAAGAGATGTTAGAGACCATGACGTATGATAAACTAATGGAAACTGCAGCGACACGAGCAGAGTCCATCCAGAGGCAATTAAAGCACATCCCGATGCCAAATGGGTGGGCGATTTTGATGGGATGATAGATGTCTAGACTTTTTATTACACCTCGAGAGATTAACTTCATCAATGACCTGGGCAAGGAGATTGTCAAGGATGTTATCGGTCAAAAGATCTACTATTTTTCAATTAATGAGGTTAAGACTCGGGTCCACGATGTCTATGAGGAGGCTCCAGAAAAGGTTTTTGAAAATCCTATCGATCTTGACGCGCTCGTCAAATATGAGCCTCAGGACGTAAGGGCAAATTACTTTGGAAGTGAAGAGTTCTATACGATTGAGGCATATGTCCAGCAGAGAGATCTTAATGATAAAGGGATCACAGTTGAGGAGGGAGACTTTTTCAGCTTTGGCACAGTGTTCTTTGAGGTGATTCAGGCTCCTGACAGTAATCTTATATACGGGGAGGTGGAACACAAGGGGTTTGTTACCATTATTGGCAAGCAGGCCAGAAAAGGACAGTTCCTGGCCAAGACATTTGGACCCACTGATGAGATGTACTCAGACAAGGATGCTGTGGAAAAAACATTTGCTCAGCAACGCGGCTTTAAAGAAAATCAACTGGGAATCACGGGTGATGTCAGACAGCTTCAAAAAGATGGCGTACTTACCAAACCCATTTCCGGGCCAGCAGAGGTTTCCCCTGCCGGTGGCGATGGGTATGAGTCTGCTTTCTACGGTGATGACTGTTAAGAGGTATGAATGAAAATAAGATCAGGTTATGAGGGAACAAATATACCAGAAGATTTTTTTCTTCCACCTAACGGTATTGAGGACGCAGATCGGGCTATTTTTAATCTTTTTGATAAGACACTCGCATTTGAAGTAGAGGTTCATTCTCAGACAACACGTGTACCTGTGGTTTTCGCCTCAGGTGAGAGGTTTGCGCTTACCCGCCGCAGGCAGCCAATTAGAGATAAAAACAATGCCTTAATCTTGCCTATTGTCTCCATCCACCGTACAGGGATTATCCATGATTTTTCACAAGACGGCTATGGCACTCCCATTTCTTTTCGGGATCAGGGAGACTACACAGTTAAAATAAAGCTTTCTAAAAAAGATCGCAAATATCAAAATTTAATAAACAAGATTAAGCTTAAAAATCAATCCAACGTCGCTTCTGAAAATAATTTTCAAGACTCCAAAGAATTTCCTGATCAAAATGCAAAACCTGGCAGGGTGGCTTCAAGAAGAGAGATGGGAAATCTTTCTAAAGATATTAGTCCAACTGGCGAGCTTTTGTCACCAGATCTAGGAGAAAATATTTTTGAAATTATCACTGTTCCGTATCCTAAGTTTATGACTGTTCAGTATGAGATAACATTTTGGACACAGTATATGGTTCAAATGAACCAGCTTATTGAGGCAATGATGTCCCAGTTTAGCGGACAAGGTCATGATTTTAAGATGATCACTGATAACGGGTACGAGTTAGTTGCTTATCTAAAATCCCCCCTGACTACAGAAGATAACTTTTCAAATTACTCAAGTGAGGAAAGGATCATCCGCTACACCTTTAACATGTCAGTTCCCACATTCATTCTAGCACCACAGGATCCAGGATTACCATCACCCTTTAGAAGATATTACTCAGCACCTACATTTGAATTTGGTGTAAAGCAGGTCTCTACTGAGATCTATAGAGAGTCGCCTGATATCCCGCCAAATAATGACTTAAGAAAGTTTATTCTTAACGACGTTGAGGTTCTTAATGCAAAAGGAGAGAGAGATTTACAGAGGGGTCAGGATAGCTCTCGATTCTTAGTTGAGGTTCAAGATCCGTTTGACGATAACAAAAAGAATAAGGTTCTTATGAGAGTGTTAACGACTAATCAAAGAGCGGGAGAAACGGTTCTAAGCGCGAGAATTATTAAAGATTTAGATACGATATCTGATTAGGGACAATTGGCTTCCTAAATTATAGTTATAGATGGTAATGTATAGTACACGGAGAAATTTAAATGGCTGAGCAAACCTTCAAGTCACCGGGGTTCTTCGAAAACGAGGTAGATCTATCTCAGAGGGAGACAATAATTGTTGGTGTTCCCGCAGGTGTCATTGGCACCGCTGAGATAGGACCGGCGTTTGTCCCCGTAACAGTTGGATCATTTGCAGACTTTCAAAGAAGGTTTGGCTCCCTTGATCGTGATCAGTTCGGGCCCTACGCTGTAAGAGAGTTTTTAAAGAATCGGACAGCTTTAACTTACATGAGAGTGCTAGGGGCAGGTGCAAATGCAACCACCACAGATATTGCGCTTACAGAGACACAGGGCACAGTAAAGGGAGCTGGGTTCATTATTAGCGGATCTTCAGATATAGGAGCTTCTGGTAGAGGAAGGTGGAAAGGTGCTGTTCAATTCCTGGTAGGCCGTCATTATGTTTCAGCCTCATTTGAATCCACAGGAGCCCCTGAATTTAGTGATAATGATAGCTTTAATTTCTCCCCTGGCGGCACCGATGACCATGTTTACTTAGTGCGAGGAATGATCATGTGTGCCACTGGCACACGGGTGGAAGTGATGAGTCATGATAAGCCCTATTCAGTTGATAATGTAAGCTCTTCTGTAGCGTTTGCAGGAAGACCAGGATTAACCAATGGGATGGCAAACAAATTTAAGCTTATCGTTTCATCCTCTGCTGGTGACGGATTCGAAAGTGATGAAGGTTTCGCCGGAATTAGATTATTAACTGCTTCTTATAATCCTGACAGCGAAGATTATATCGGAAAGATTCTAAACACTGACCCGCTACGATTTGAAGAGGAGGAGCACCTTCTTTACGCTCACTTCCCAGTGGAAGATGAGATAGCAACGCTGGATACGGGCACACAGGGATACGTGCCGTCAAGCGCCGCCTCAGGTGGAACCAACGTTGGCTCACCCTCAGTGGCTATAGTTTCAGGCACATGCGGTAATGGCGGTGATGTGGATGGTATCACCACATCCACAGAGTGGCTAACACGCTTCGGAAGATTTGATACGAGATATCGGACCGCTCAGACAACAGCGTTTATCTCTCAGCCTTTTGGAAAGAGGGAATATGATCTTTTCCGCTTTGAAACCATTTCCGACGGCGCAGTAGCCAATACAAAGTATAAGATAGGAATCTCCAACATTAGAAAAAGTGCAAATCCGACAAACGATCATGGCACATTTACAGTTTTAGTTAGGAATTTTACAGATACAGATACAGCTCAAGAGATCATAGAGCAATATCCCAATTGCACCCTTGATCCCAATGATGATGATTATGTCGCCAAGAAAATCGGTGATTTCAAGGTAAAATATAACTTTGATGCCACCACCCAAAAGGAAAGAAGGCTCGTTGTCTCAGGCAAGTATCCCAACGTCTCTTCACGAATTAGGATTGTGATGAGCAACGATATCAACAAGGGTGATGTTCCGTCAACTGCGCTCCCATTTGGATTTAGAGGGGCTCCCGTCCTTAAAACCACGAATACGCTGACAGATGGCTGTAACATTATTTTAAAAGGAACATATGCAACCGTTGGAAATGTGGTAGACGACGGCCGACGACTATC